TTCGAGGTCTTCGTCCGGCTGTTCCGCATCTTCTCCAGATTCCTCATCTGCTTCCTCAGACTCCTCGGTGTCTTCGGTTTCGGACTCTTCATCGGCGTAGATGGCGTCTTCGTCTCCTCCTCCTTTTTCGGGGGATTCCTCGTCGACTTCCAACGTTCCCAAATTCGGGAAAACAGCCTCAGCGGAGCTTTTAGAACCATTCGACTTATTCTCGGACGGAGCGTCATTGCCGGTACTTATTTCCGCTTCGAAAGCCGATGCGGCTTCCTCCATACCACTAGTTCCCATAATTAGGCTTCCTCTGTTGGGTCATCTTTTGGTCCGTAATGGCCGCCCCTATCTGGGAGATCAACTCTTCCAAAACTACCATCTTCGCGTGAGACACCATCGCCTGTTCCGTAGCAATTCCGGAACTCATAAGATTCTTGATGTATCTACTCCTAAGGCCTTCTACTGCCTCAAGGAATATCGGATTGTTTAGAATGAACCTCGCCTCAGCGGCGCGTTCATCCAGCTCATATTCACTCCGTTTCTCGGGCATTCAAAGCCTCCTCTGCTTCGAGTTCCTGCCCCGTAACGTCTACCATAAACTGCGCCTCGATCTTCGCGGCGTCGAGAATGCTGGTAAGAGCCAGCTCGTCGCGACGGAAATCGTCGTCCCAACGCAGCCGCTTGTCTTCCTGATCCGCCTTGGCGATGTCGCCAGCCACCTTGGCCCGCGTCTTTTCCATTTCCGCCTGCGCGAGGATCATTTCCGGTGCCGGTTCGTCCGGAGTATTCATGATCTGGTTCATCGTCTCTTCGTCAATCGCGCGGAAGTACCGGGATGTATTCTTCACGTTGGCGATCGCCATCATGTCGTTGATCGTATTCAGAATCTCCTGCGGCCCGACGACCGGATTCTTCAACCCGAACTTCTCGATGATCATCAACTGCGTCTGCTTCACTTCCTGAAGCGCCATCAGTCGCGAAATGTCCGACCCTTTCCCGAGGGTGGGGTTGACAGATATTCGCATATTAGCATCGAAAGTAGAAGGACTAACCTTGGTCCACTTACCCCTCAATTGGATAGCACGTTCCTGATTCGGAGAGTTGGTTATTTCGCGGAGAAGTCCTTTAAATAGAGGTTTGAGGAGCGTTTCCGCCATAAGTCGCGCAATAAGTTCAATTCTTTCCTGTGCGCCACTGATAATCGCGTCCACTCCGGAGAGAGCAGTAGACTGAAGCGCTTTCGGATCGAGACCCTTTGAAGCGTCCGAAATGCCTGTCTTTTGCTGCCGGAGCCGTTCCATAGCGTCGAACATAGCGAATACAGGTTGACCGACGAATTCGGACGTGAGTGACATGACAGTATCCGACGGAGAACCCTTCGTTCGGATCGCCGCGCCAATCTCGTCGTTGAGTACGTCATCTGCGCTCACCAGCATTTCGTTGAACACTGTTCTAGGCCAGATCGATTGCGCGAGCGAATCCAGAGCGCCGCGCAGCATATTCGTCTTGATGCGCTGAATATCCTTTACCAAGTCAGCGGGACAGTCCCCAACCAACGTATGCGAACGGGGATCGGGACACCCGACCGCAAATGTTGCGTACTGGACGGGGTAGTCTTCGAGGATGTAATGGTCATCGCCAACTGTACAAATTTTTCTAAGTTCCTCAATGCCATCTCCGTCTTTATCAATCCGGATAAAGTATTCGCCGTAGCGAATCTCGAAGTTTTCGAGGACGGCAGTTTCTTCCAGTCCTTCATTCCGGAACTGTCGATCAGTGGAGAAAGATCTTGTAACGCCGGTGTGTTCATCAAGCTCAGCTTCATCATAGCCGAGGGCGACCAATTGTCCCTTTCGAACGGTAGTGTCGAAGCCAATAAGAACGGCGTCGTCGACCGACTTTGCGTCGCGCGCAACTCTGAATTCGTCAAGCGGCACCCCCTTAATCTTCACGACCGGCTTTTTGACCGACCAACTCATCGTGACGCTTTCAATCTGGCCGGGATTCTCTGGGTCCGGAACAGGCTCCTCAGTGGGTTGCGCCCCCTCCGAAAGGAGGACCTGCAGTTCCTCCATCGACAGGTTGTGGAACTCTTGCGTGACTGGCTCTTCCGACATATCGGTGTACCAATACATCACGCAGGTCTTCGTGGTCAGCGCGTCTTTGAACGCGTCGTGAAGGAGCATGAAGCCGGGATTGTCCTCCCAGAACACATATTCTAGATAATCGGTTTGTTGATTGGCGAGATCCTCCTGCCCCTCATAATTTGGCTGGCAAAATACAATGTGTTCCGGCGAAGTAAAAATACGAATAAGAGACGGCATGATGGCCATAACGGTATCGCGAACGTCGGTCGACACCACCGAAGAACTAGTAGGATTCCCCTCGTCGTCCGTGCTCTCAATCGCCGGCTTTTCGCCGTAGAAGTATTCGAGATTTTCTTCACGGTCCGGAGCAAGTGTGCTCTCCTCAAAACTCTTGGCGTCGTCGATCAGCGCGCGAATAAGATATTCGTAGGTATCCGGATCGCTCGTGTCGGTTCCCGGATTCTTGCCAATACCTCCGACGCCGCTGTTCTCGAACATGCGTTCCGTCGGGGGTGGCAGAGGCTTAGGCGATACTACGTTCATATCCTCGACCTTCTAATTCGGCGGCGCAGCGGCCCATTCAAAGGTATTACTTTAGAACTACCGAGCATCCCTATGGTCATGTTCAGGCACATAGAGCCGTAGCGGAATGCGTCAGCGGCGTGGGACGCCCAGTTGTGCTCTGGGCGTCCCGTCTTTGTCTGATGGTAATTCGATAGCGCCGAAAGACCGGGGGTGGTAGTCTTTTCGTCGAAATAGCACTGCCGCAAGACGGCGCGGACAGCATTCACACCGTCTTCTACCGAATGCATCGGACAAACCACTATGTCTCCTAGCAGTTCCATCATTATTTCGTATCTACTACGGCCTGTTCCCATTTCTCGTGCTTTGACGTCATGCGGAAAGATATGTCCGCCGTAAGTATACGGTTTGCCGCGAACAATTTGAGAATACCATTCCAGTCCTTTTCCGGAGTTGGAATAGTAGTCAACAATATGAAGAGCTTTCCCAACTCGCTGGACGAACCACACGACTGTTTCATCGTCAATTCCCAAATCCCACCACGTGTACGTAAGCGCTTCCGGCTGCCACGGAACCTGCGTGACATGCCCCTGAAGCTTTAGCTCGTTCACTATTTCGGCGTAGTAGGACCCCTCGATCGGCGCAGCGAAATCACAGAGCATTTCACGGGCATATTCCGCAGCGCTCATGTCGCGCGTCATTTCCCGTACTTCATCCGGGTCCAATGCATCGGTCTTCGTAACCGGTATGACGTGAACATCCCACGATTCAGGTTCCCGTTCCGCCTTCTTCTTTAAGTCGTGGAAATGGTCGTCACCGTTCGAAGTCCCCGAAACGACCGCCCAACCCTTGTAATCGGCTAGGCACGGGCGAATAACGGTACTCCACGCGGCGGGGTTCAGCATTGGGAACTCATCGAGAACCGCACCATCCATGTACAATCCTCTCATGCGTTCATAAGCGCTGGCCCCGCCGTAGAGGTTTATTTGCGCGCCCGTCGGCAACGTCGCGTGGAGTTCCCCCTCAGAGAACTTTACGTTCGGGAGTGTTGACGTATAGTGCTTGAGGTAGGACCAAACTAGGTCTTTCGCCTGGGCGAATGATGGTCCGATATACGCATAACGGGGTGGGGGAATCTGACGCTTATTTTCTAGCGCCTTCCGTAATATATGATTGACCAGTCCGACCGTTTTCCCCGCGCGGCGGTGCGCGACAACGAACTGCATCCGCTTCGGCGAATGGTGAATAGGGAGAATGTGCTTTCTGGGTACATACGGAATAGTTACTGGCTGCGCCGCAGAACTAGATTCACTCTCCGAAAGGGACTCCATTAGAGTCAACTACTTCGCCCTCGATTTGCTGACCGTCGAACTTTGTTCCGTCAGCCCACTGAACGACAATCATGCCGCCCTTATTATCTATCTTCATCCCCGGCTGCGCCGTTCCATTTCCCCATCCGCGCGCTCGCGCTACCTGCGAACCAAGTACAAATCTGGCCATCTGGTCACGTCTAGCCTTATCCTCTTCGTCGTTGAGCGCTTCGTCGACGATTTCTTCTGCCCTGTCGACGTGGATTTCCAGGCTTTCTCGAAGTTCTCTGGTGAGGTAGGGGGATTTCCCGACGAAGTAGCGGAGCCTTGTTGAGGGGACTTTGAGGTATTCAGCGGCCCTCGATATATTTCCTTTAGCTTTCCAAATAGCCGTGCGACACTCTTCCACATCGAGAGGTATCTCCACCGGCCGCTGGGAATACGGCATGGTCGGCAGGGCGACTAAATCCTGAGGGAGACGATCATCGCTCAACACCGAAAAGGTCCTTCAGATCGCCCAGGTTTACTCTGGTTCCTCCGTACCCGAACACGACCCATTCATCGGGGGTATCTTTCGGGTAGGAACGAATCAGATTGTATATCTTCTCTTTCGCCGCCTTCTTGCGGTTATCGAATAGCTGCGTCTCGTGCTGGCGGCTGGCCTGTTCAGACGTTAGTGACATGTTACCTCACCGAAACGGGACCGGACGGAACTGGAGGGGTCACTCTGTTCCGTCCGGTCATTGCTCCCTTATTTGGCGGGGGGCCACCTGAAGGGAGGGAGCAATCTCACGCGGCCTTGCTTCCGGCTGGCCGTGGAGGAGGCGGTGCCTTCGACGCCGAGCCTTCTTCCGTAATGCCCCATTTCTCGAGGCTTCTCTTCGCGAATGGCGCGTAGTCCCGTCCGTAGGCGCTTGACTGATATTTATACGCCGCTGGGGATGGGTTCATTCCCGCTTCCGCGAGGAATGCGCCGGCCGGGGTTGCGAGGACTGACGGTTTGTTCTCGACGATCGTCGAAACAGGAGCCGAAGGAACATCTTTCTTAGGGAATCGGGTCGCCCCTCCAACGGGTGATCCTTTTTCGTCGAGTTCCAGCCAGCCGATCTGTCCGGCTTTCAACTCGCCCTTGTGTGACTTCTGTTCCTCCGAATCGAGGATATGCGGGGCGGGCTGCGTCGAAATGTCCTTATCCGCCTTCAGGACTTTGAAATCCTGATCTACCACTTCGCCCCTGACCAAGGCTGCCTCAAGCCCATCCAGTCGGCGGGGGATTACCACTTCATGTTCGTCAGCCACTTGTATTCTCCTCGTCTCGGTTGAATAACTCTGCCTGCGGGTTTGATGGGGGAACCTGGTTCTGGATTGGCATCTCTGTGATACCATCGAAAGCGATAGCCTTATTCAGAAACATCATCGCCGTCTCTAGGTTCGTCTGAAATAGGCTACGATATCGGCCTGGGGCAACGTAGGAAGATCTGTCAAGGAGTGATTCCGCGTCAGCCTTGGCGAGGGAAGCTAGTCTAGCTTGCGATTCGCCGAAAGGGAGGGAACCGAATACTGATTCATGTTCTTTTTCACGCATGGGCTATAGTAGCACGCGGGGAAACGTTTGTCAAGATATACGAGGGATATGCGGGAACTCGAGGTTTTATATGAGGGATATGCAGTTCGTGAATATTACGTTCGCCGAGCGCAGATGGGAGAGCGTCAAGGGCGCTCTGTGCCGGGGGTTCGACGGCTCTTTCGCCGGACCACCATATGTGATAGGGGATAGCAATAACGCCACCCCCATGTAGGAGATAGACCATGAATAGGAATAGGATACAGACTAGGGAGCACTATCGCGACCGCTACGCAGGATTGCGCGATCTGAAGCGTGAGCGTGAACAGACGAAGCGGTGGGAGCGCTTCCTGCTCGATCGCGCTGAGTTCGATGCAGAGATGCAGCAGCAGCTCGATACGTACGAGTTCATGATGCAGAGCATGGAGGGACGCCAATAACAGGCCGAAATGGGAGGTCCGACTCCTCCCATCTGACCCGTAATGCGGGCACTGATGATGGCCAGTACGCACATCGTAGGAGACTAGTAATATGGCACGTAACAACAAGAAGCAGCTCGCCGCCTCGGTTGCAACCCTGCAGCAGGAGACGGTGGTTGCCGTTGCGCCTCGCATCTTGGAGGACACGAGAGCCGAGGCTCAGGCCGAAGCGATCGCCATCGCCGAGATCGACCACCAGATCGCGCTGCCCAACAGCGTCGTGAAGGCGTCGTACAAGACCAAGTACAAGCAGCGCGCGATCGCTGCCGGTCTGCGGGGCAAGGCCGCGAAGCGGAGCAATGGCGACTGGCTGAGCCGCGAGATGGCGAAGCTCGTCCTCGACAAGGGCGAGAAGATCAACATCGCACGGCTGGTCGAGGTCTGCGAGGCGAACGGCCTCGAGGACATCGAGGAGCGCTGGAATAACCGCTCCAAGGGCTGGGAAGGACGCCTGCGCATGACTGCCTGCTTGGTCCTGCGTAAGATCGTGGCAGACGCGAACGCGTTCTACGTTCCCGGACAGGACGAGCCGCTGGTGCCGCCGACGGAATTCGTCATCAAGAACGAGACGCGGTAACAAGGACGAAAGGGGCGCGCGAATGCGCCCCTCCGCTGGTGAAGCCAGCGCTGATGAGTCCAAAGGAGAACAGCATGACTGAAGAACAGATCACAAACACGTTTGAAGCGCTTATAGGCATGACGCCGCGAAAGGCCGACATCATGGTTTGCACCATGATGGGCGGAACACCAGAAATCGTGGCGGAATACATCTGGGATCACTGGCTAGGCGAACCAGAATCGCCTACGCTGAGTGAAGTGGAAGAAGCAGTTCGCTCCTTCGCGAAGTAGAACCAGGCGAAACGGGCGAAGCGATTCGTCCGTATAGGCGCGCGAAGCGCCTACTGATGAGCCTAAGAAAGGAGAAGGCCTTCTGTAACCTACGACCTCCGGCGAAAGCCAGAAGTGTGTCTCGTGTTCGAGGTTCGTCACGCAAATTCTATATGTGCGAAGCACCTCGCTCGACGAACACCCTATACACGTTGAAACGTTTCTAGAAAAAGAGGAACACACATAATGACACTTCTAGCCACTTTGTACCCCGCGTACAACGGAATGGACTTCGACATCGAGACGGCGGAAGACGCACCGAAACGCCTCGTGATCACCTGGGAACAGGCTCGCGAGTGGGCCGAAGCGGAACTCGTGGAAGGACGCGCTATTCCGATCGGGGAATGGATCCGCGAAGAGTTTCGCACGACTCGCCACCGTGGCGCAGTGTGGAAGCTGGAATGCAACGAAGATGGGAACAGCGAGGAATGGATTCTGATCGTTGAAGAGGTTCCGTTCTGGAAGGTCGGTAAGCGAGGCGTGAACGCGAACAAGTAACGCCGAAATGGAACAGGGCGGCGAGGGCCGTACGCGCCTTAGCATCGATAGGCGCGTACGTCGTTTTTCGTGGCCGGGCCAGGGCGCTCCCCCGGTGGCCGCCGCTGGGCCGAAAATGTCACCGCCTTGCCCTACTCCTCTCTCTCCTGCGTAGCTTGGCCCCCCCACGAAAAAAAGTAGTAGGAGAGAAGTAGTGGGTACAGGCACCTATGACGCCCTCTGCGGCGTTCTTGGTGGGTGGAAACATAACTTGACAGTAGGTACCTGCGCGTGTTATAATGGTGGGTGCCTACGAAAGGGAGAGCGATGGCAAACAAGACAAATGAGTACAGAAAGCGTCGTCTAAACGACTTGAAGGACCACGTTTCGGCGCTAGAGAAGCACGTAAGAGACTTGGAATCTAAACTGCAACTGGCTCGCGACGACGTTCACTATTACAAAGAGCTTAGTCAGAGTCGAATCAACACAAGGACGCACAAATGAACGAAAACATGCGTAATCTGCGAACAATCTGTGAATACATTTCGGCGTGTGAGAAGTGGATTATGGAATGTCCGCTCATTTCCAACCACGCGGGCGACGCCCTTTACGAGACTTACGGCAACGCGATGGAAGGAGCCATGGAAGATTGTCGCAAGCTCGCTGAAGACTGCCCGGACGAAGCAATCCGCGAGTCGATTCTGGGCTTCATCGACGAGGGCGAATATGGCGAATTCCAGGGCAGCTGGAAGGCGTGGAAATACATAGCAACCATGATCAAGGAGACGAAATGACACGAATGAGAGCAAGGCTCTACACCCTCGATAAAAACGGGGACACCCTTTCGGTGCGCGATTACGAATGGGTGGAATACGCGATGAACGCCGCAACCGAGGAGGCGGGCGACCCCGCTTCCCAGGCCGAATGGGGCGACACGCAAATAGGCTATGAATACATTTCGCGCGCCGGGCGGGAACACCTCGATAAGACGGGTGAATACCCCGCCAAGTACTGGCAAATCAACGGAATACAGGAGAATGGTGAGGACGAGGAAGTGCTGGACGAACATCACTTCGATGCTTACACCGATCACGAATGGAGCGAGACAGGCGAATGAGCTGGGAAAACATCGACGGATACGAACAGGGATGGAACACCCTGGAAGAGGCGCGCGCCATGCTAGAACAGTGCAAGGCGCTCGGCGATGAGGAAGACCGCGACGTCTTCATTATAGGGAAGCACGCCAGCGACGAATGCTGGGACAACGACCTCGATGGTTGCACTCACTTCGCGATCACCAACGAAAGCGGTGAGTGGATTCTAATGCCGGGTGAACCCGACGACGATTTCAACGACCCCGCACCAAGCGGCTGGCACTGGCATTACGTAGCTTAGACAGGCAGAAAGACGGGGGTCCGACTCCCTCGCCTCTGCGGGTTATGCCCGCACTGATGAAGCCATCAGAACACAACCAACGGAGACAAAATGAGAATACAAGCAAGTGAGAGCGTCATTCACATAGTGGAACTGACGCAGGACGAATTCGACGTAATGGCGAAGGCGTGGCGAGCGATCGGAGGCAACATAACCAACGCCGACTGGTTCGGCACGCCGTGCGAGGTCTTTCATGATCGATTGACGGGCTTCGTCGCCGCGTGGTTTCACATCGTAACAAAAGGAGAGTAAGTATGAAACACCACGATAGTTTCGATCACCACGCGAAGGGGCGGGTGTACTTTATCAATGAGGGGAACGATCGCTGGGCGGTGAACGACGTTACCGACATGCGAAGCCCGAAGGCAGCCCACATAAGGGGCGCGTCAGAAATGATACGCAAGTTCCCTTCGCGGTGGGTCGCTTTCGCTGCCACTAAGGAAGCGGCGATCGAAGCAGCCGAGGCAGACGCCAAAGAAATGGGAGAACGTGAA